TTAAATGACCTCGCTTTCTATAAGGCTATACAAATACTCAGCTTGTTTAATTGGATTATCATAATATTCTGAAATATCTCCAAAATGAAAGAGTATAGGAACCTTTTTCTTTGGCATTTCTTTTGGCTTACAATTTCTTTCAAGTTTTTCTAATCTTCGGTTCAGTTCGTTTTCTACTTCATCAAAGGTTTCTTTATCAATGATAGCAGGATAGAAATCATCACCAAGATAGTGCTTATTTTGCATAATATGTTTTGCACCGGCATGTGACGTGTTGATGCCAGCTTTTTTAGCAGATTTAATAAGTGAAAGACCACTAAGATAGTTTTTATACAGATTGAGAACTTTAGCTGTAGCTTTTCTATCAATAACTGCAACACCATTTTCTATTTTATAACCAAGTGGTGTATGACCCATCATATTACCTCCTTAAAGGTGAGACCACATTTCATAACAAATCCAACTAAATGTCTGGAATAAACAATAATATGGTCAACAAATCTTTCAAATAAATTTTCACTGTATTCTTTAATCATAGTGTTGTGCTCGGTAAAATAAAGTAGCTTTTCTGCTTCATAATGTCGTGAATTGTCACCATTGATTGTTGAATTAATTGCGTCTATGTCTTTTTTGTATTTACCGGACTGAGCAAGAAGTGAATTTGTTTCATTGGTAAATAGAACTTGGTCTATGTAGCCTTGACATAGTAGCTTAGTTAAAACCTCTTGTTGCTCCTTATTTTGTTTAATAAGCTGTTCTAGGTGTTGTATTCTTGCAAAGTCCTTATTGCCGGAAATGTTCTTTAGTGCTTCAACATAGGGCTTCAGAATAAGATTGTGGCCATAGATTAATTTGTTTAGAACTGTTGCAAAAGCTATCTTTAGGTCATCATCCCTAAGATAAAGCATAGAACATTTGCTCTTATCTACTAAATGAGTATTACAACACCAAGCACAATACTTACTATATGTATTAGTGTGTAATCTTCTTTTAAAGGTATTTCCACATTCACTGCATATGATTTTCCCTGAAAAAGCATATCGATTTCTATACTTATTATCATTACTAGAGATGTTCTTTTCAGTAGCATGTTGTGAAATTATAGCAGAAGCTGACTTGAAGTCCTCTTTGCTAATAATTGCTTCATGATGATTTTGTATGTAGTACATTTCTTTTTCACCATTATTTATATGTCTATTGAAATACTCATCAGTATAGGTCTTTTGAAAAATAGCATCACCAATATATGCTTCATTTGAAAGAATTTTCTTAACAGCTGTTTGGTTCCATTTCTTACCTTGCTTTGAAGGTATCCCATCATTGTTTAATTCCTTTGCAATGGCTGTTGTACCTTTACCGGATAAGACATCAGAAAATATCCGCTTTACAACTTTAGCTTGTTCAGGGAAAATGCACATTGTTCCATCATTATAGCAGTAGCCATAAGGTGGACACATAGTTTTAAATGTTCCATCTCTAAATTGCTTTCTGTTTGACCATTTCTTATTCTCTGAAATAGAAGCTGATTCATCTTCGGCCATTGAACTAAGAATTGTAAGGAATAATTCACTTTCCATTGAACCGGTATTGATGTTTTCCTTTTCAAAGTAAATAGGAATATTAAGGTTAAGTAGTTTCCTAACTAGCTCCAAGCAATCAGTTGTGCTTCTTGAAAATCTGCTGATAGATTTTGTGATTATGAAATCTATCCTATTGGCTTCACAATCTTTTATCAAATGCAAAAGTTCAGGGCGTTTATCTTTCTTTGTACCGGTAATACCCTCATCAAAATATATACCGGCAAGTTCCCAGTCACTACGAGAATTAATGTAGTTTTCGTAGTGGCTTTTCTGAGTCTCTAAACTTTCCAACTGTGCTTCATTACTGGTAGAAACACGACAATAGGCTGCAACTCGTATCTTTTCTTTTTGACTTGGTGCGTTTTGTACCTTGTCAATTTTTGTAACCTTTTTCAAAACATACACCTCCTTTCCTTATTGTATATATATCACTCTAAATGCTGAAATAATCAAGTTATTTTTGACATTATTTCTACATAAAAAGGGGAGAAGGTTTTACGGTTTAAAAGAGTTAATTTGTTGAATTCTGACAAGGAAATAAGTCCAGAATTTAGCATTAGCTTTGCAACTTCCTGTGCTTTGAAATAATCATAATCATTTTGTAAGTCATTGTGGGAGATAGGGGAGAACTCCTTTTTTAAATGTTTGGTATTATCTATTGCTTTTAAGACAGATTTGTTTTCATTATTATTCATAGTAACCTCCAGTATATAAATATGCTTTTACTTTTCCACTGGAGATAAGAGTGCATTTTGAGCGGATATTTTTAAATTTTGCAAAAAAATATACCCATCAAGGAAAACTCCTCAATGGGCATACAGGTATAGATATTTAATTAAGCACTAAGCTAAAAGTTGATTAACTCTTTTTTGGACTGCGTTGTAGTCATAACCTGCTTTTGTTAGTTTTGATTTTCTTGCTGAGCCGTTACCCCACTTACCCTTAATAACCTCTCTTGCAATAGTATCAACAGACTTTTTCTTTGATGATGTTTGTGTATTTGGTTTAGTTGTGGTTGATGTATTAAGGGCCTTTGTAACTTTTTTTGCAACATTACCCAGTCTTGAATAAAGCCAATCACCCGGACAAGATTTGTTTGCAAACCAACGGTGAACAGTTAGCACCATTTCATCAGGCTTTGGCTTGTAGCTTAGTGACTTACTTTTGCTATTAAACCATAGTAGCTTCTTCTTGTTGTATCTCTTGCAGATGTCAATGCAAAGCTTGATTAGCTTGTTGTACACCTTGCTGTTCATTTCATATGGAGAATAGATTTCACTTGCACATTCAATGGTAATGGCCCTTTGGTCGTTTTTATTGCTGGAAGAACACCAGCTACGGTTTTTCTCCTCAACAATTAGTGCTACTCTACCATCCTTGCCAATACCATAGTTGCAACTTGCCTCATAATTTCTATCCATAAAGATGCTACCTAATGTTTCTGCTGTACATTGACCTACAACACAGTGTGGTGTGATTCTGTCGATTTTGTGAGTTCTTAGTCCTGAATGGTTTGGACTTAGTCTTTTGTAATCTACTAATTTACTGTTTGTGTATTTCATCTATTTATCCTCCTCAGATTTGTTATGTATTTGTTTTAAGATTTCTTTCAGCTTACTTGGAACAGGTAGTCCCAGTGTACTGGCATTTTCAAGAAGTGATACACCTTCATTTGAAATGTAGAAAAATATAATTGCTGTTCTTAGTACACTACCTGAACCTATAATATGAACATCAATAAGGTTAGCTATTCCTACAAGTATGAAAATAACTACCTTCCTACAAATACCCTTAAAGCCTACCTCACTTGATAGGTTCTTGTTTACTATTGCACACATTACACCTGTAATGTAGTCAAGAACTGCAAAGGCAATTAGTGTGTATAGAAAACCGTCTGCACCTCCTAAAAATGTACCAATGTATCCACCTAATGTAGCAAAAGCTATCTGAATACAGTTCCATGTGTTTTTCATTTTTCTCACTTCCTTTCCGGGTCACTTACTGTTGAAGTGTCACCCCATATTGCAAATATTGAATTAATAAAAGGCTTACCAACTTCATCAATAAGCATCTTTCTGCCTAAGGGTGAATTTGAATAAGCCTTTCTTTCTGTGTTACCTACCTGTTGTTTTGTACCACTGATGGTTATGTACCTCTTTGTAACTATGCTGACACTACTGTTTGTCAGCAAGTCAATGGTTATCTCTTTAGTTATCTTTGTAGCCATAGTTCCTCCTTATTTGTATTTATAAATTAAAGTAAAGGATATTTCACCTGAACCCATTAATGAATTGTCCATTCGTCTAAGCTCAATAACTGAATGGTTTTCAAGAGTGCTTGTGGATATTGAGAAATAGTCATTATCAATCTTTCCCAGTACCACACTTGATGATATAGAGGATACAGGCAAGGAGTAATAAACAACCCTCCAACCATTAATTAAAGGAACTTTGCCACTTAAATAGCACATATCACCTATTAATGAATATGTACCACTTAATGAGTATCCTTGACTTTTGTCTGTGTACCAAGCATAGTTCTCTCCAACTTGACCTTTTTCTTCCTTTAAGTAATCGGTTTGTGGTGAAATATCAATCCAATCTGTAAAGCCACCTGAACTTTCCGGATACCTAATTAGCATACGGTTACATTCAGGAAAAATTAATAATTGATATGAAGTGTATATTAAGTTAAACCTACCATGTACATCATATTTGTTGATAAACTCCTTAGTTGCACCACCTGCATATACACCATATGCTCTAATCATATCCACATCATCTAAGCTAAAGCTACCATAAAATCGCAAGTAATCATCAGTTAGCTTTTCATATGTAATAGAATGGTCTTGAATATTAGCATTAACTAAAGACCAACTACTCCATTTGCTTTCATTGTAGTTGTAGTTTCTAAAATACACTTCACCATATCTGGTTAAACGGAATTGACCACCTGTACCATAGGTGTTAATAAGTATCTGATATGAACCGTCAATATACAAATGATAGTATGTATTCCAATCAGTACATTCATCACAGGTTTCAAGCACAGCAGAACTGGAATACATATGGCTTACCTTGCTTTTCAGTAGATTATCAATCTCATTCTTTTTGTACACATCATTAACAATACTATCAAGTTTAGATTAAAATCATTAAGCTGTTTCTCTATTGTGGTGTTCTTTGTATCAATTATTGTGTCACCATTAATAACTGACTTTTCAACAATCAGAGTTAATGTTTGAGTGAATAGAATGGACTTTGTTGTTGTACCCTCAATTAGCTTTACATCAATTTTTAGTAGCCCACTATGAGAAGTCATATTGCTTGTAATAGGAATGATAATCCTTGAGTCTTTAATAGAGCCTACTTTGTTTTGTTCAGCAAGAATGTTGTTAATTACTGCATCATACATTACTGCTTTTCCGGTTAAAGCTACACTTTTACTATCATTGGTTAATGTAATAACTAGGTTAATACTGTTCTGATCACCTTGATGAATTGTAATAGTTTTCATAGGTATTATTCTGTTTAAGTCAAGCTCAATATTCTTTTCAACAACCATTTCTTTACCTCCTTTTATTAAGTATTAAATCTGCAACAGTAACCTTGCTTTCACCGACAACCAGCTTTTCCCATCTTTCATTAAGTGAATCATAGGTTACTTCAGTTATTTTTGCAGTAGCCTTTGTTCCTATGTTATCAAGTATAACTGTCACTGTGTCACATAGCCCTAGGTTAGACATTTGATCTAGCTCTGACTTAATGGTTACATCAATACTAACCTTTAGCGAGCCTAGGTTGTTTTTCTTTCCATAGGACTTTGCATATTTTGTCATAGCATTCTTTACTGCGTCATATTTGTATCCTTGCTTACCTACTGAATAGCTATCAAGGAACGATGTACAGTCAAGCATATATACCTTGTCAGTTGTACAGCTATGATTTTCAATTTCAAATATAGGTGCAAAGAAGTTTATCTTGTGGTCACCTAAGGACACCTTACCATATGGCAAAATATGAGAATAGGTTTCCTCACAATTTTCACTTTGTGTAAAGTCAGAAATATTGCTACCATATCTTAAGATATAGTTCTGCACCTTACCTCTGCTTTTAAGTAAATGAATGTTGAAATTATCAAAGTGATATTCACCACCCCATACATCAAGAAAGCTACCTTCCTTTCCACCTAAGATATTACCCAGTGTTTCCGGTGTACTTATTCCCAGTGAAAAGTCATTTGATGATGTAATATCAGAGCTAAAGTTAAAAGGGACAGTTGTAGTAATATAGTCCTTTTGAAGTTTGTCCCATACTTTCTTAGGTGTACCCTTAATTGAAAGCAAATCACCGTCATATGCCATATCACCCTCAGAGCAATACTGAAAGCAATAGTTCTTTATGTGCTTACACTCAACCTTAATAATACCGTTAGTACCTCTTTCTGTTGACTGTATTTCAAAGTACTGTTCATCATCAAAGGGATTAGCCTTTGCACAGATTATTCTCTGAGATAAAAGAAGGTTTGCACAATCATCATTTACTGTTGTTTCAAGTGACAAGGTGTATGAGCCATTTCTACATTCTGTCACTTCACATTTTGTACAACAGTTTAGGTTACCTAAAAAGTAGTTTGTATTAATAAGTGATGGGACAATTTTTGAATATAGCCTAGGTGTCAATACAAGCACCTCCAATTAGGAAAAATTGAAACCTTTTCTGTTTCTTTTGATAGTACAGATTTAAATATTGTTGTACCTTTACTGATAGGCTTAGGTATTGGCACATCAACATATTTGTATATTTCTCCACCGGGAGAATGAACCACTGCTCTTTGCTCCTCAATATCAATATCAAGAATATTATGAGTAGGTTTAAAGTTGATACCCGGTTTTGAATAGGTTATTGTTTCACCATTTGAAGTAAATGAGAAATTAACCTTAGTTGTAGCCATTGTACTATGAGGGCCAGTAGCAAAGTAATAACGGATAATAGGACAAGCAGATGAAGGGAAAGGATTGTTAAGAACCACACCTTTATCTGCAAGAAGTGTACTATTTAATTTTTCTTCACTTAAAGAAGATTTTAGCTTCCAATATGGCTTTCTTGAAAACTTTAGCACTGCAGTAAACATAGTCCTTAAGTTCTTTGTAACCTCATCAAGATTTAAAAGAACTGCTTGTGTTACCATACCCTCATGGTCAGTATCTTCAAATTTTTGATACCCTTGCAAATATGCAAAGTGCTTTATTAAATTCTTTGCTTTTTCCTGTACTGTTGAAATTCTGTTACCTACAAGGGCAACTGTTCTTGTAAACTCAACATTACAGTATCTACCGTTATCTATACAATCACTACCGTCTCTATTTGGAATATCAATTAGCGTTACATCCTTACTGGCTATTTCTATTGGTGGAACTTCAGTACAGACACCACCAAATCCAGAAAGCCAAACATCACCAAATTTAAAGTTGTATTTACTCATTAAGCATAAGCACCACCTTTTATCATAATGTCATTAACAATTACTGATGACACCCTATGTGCCACAGTATCAATATCCATTTCCTTATTAATATGTACTTCACCAAAGGTAATAGTGTTGTTAAAGTTCTGAACCACATTGCCTAATGCACTATTCCTAGCAATACCATTAACATCAGCAGTGGCAGAAACAGTTGTATCAAAGTCAGTAGGCAGAGCATTTTGCATATCCTTTGTAACTGATTTCATAGTATCCTCAAAGCCTACACCAACGCCTAAAGCTAGGTTCTTACCGATTTGGTCTCTAAACAGTCTTGATGGTGACTTAATACCAAAGAAGTCCTTAATACCGTCAACAATGCCACCAAAGAACCCTTTAATCTTACCCCATATCCATTCGGCACAATCAGAGATACCTTGCCACAGGCCTTTAATTAAGTTACCACCGATTTCAATAAACTTACTAACACCACTACCAAATGCCTTAACAAGACTAATAATAATCTTAGGTACTGCCTTTATCAGTGACTTAATAATCTTTGGAATATTCTTTACAAGCTCAATCACAAGGGTTACACAGCCCTTAATTAGCTGAGGTAAAGCATTGATTAAACCATCAACAACAGCTGTGATAATATCAGGCAAAGCGTTAATAAGACCAAGTATAATAGCAGGTAGGTTATTAACAATACCTATAATTAACTGAATAGTACCATTGATAAGCTGAGGTAGGCACTTAACTATTGCATTAACCACAGTTGTAACTATTTCCGGTAATGCTTTTAGTAGTGACTTAATAATTTTAGGCAATGATTTAACTAGACCTAGAATAAGCTTAATTGCACCATTTATAAATTTAGGTAGGCAATCTACAATAGCATTAATAACTGTCGGTAAAAGCTCAACCAAAGCAGAAACCAGTGTATCTATAATGTCAGGCAAGGCATCTATTAGTGATGTTATTAAGTCAGGAAGTGCCTCTACAATACCGGTGATAATAGAAGTGACACCATCAAGAATTACAGGAAGTAGCTCTGTAACTGTTGTAACTATGGTTTCAATTACTGAAGGTAAAGCAGAAATTAATGAGCTAATAATATCAGGCAGACTATCTACTATTGACTGAATTAACAAGGTTACACCATCAATAAGGGTAGGTAATGACTCAGTAAGTGCAGTTAGCAAGGCCTCTAAAATTACAGGTATCTGCTCAATCAGCACAGGAATACTATTGATGATACCATTAATAACTGCAAGGATAACATCAACACCAACATCTACAAATGAACTGATATTATCCACAAAAGCAGTTATCAGCTCAGCAATCACCTTAACTATTTCCGGTATTAAAGTAGGCAAAGCCTCACTCATACCCTTCATCAAATTTACAACAGCCTTTATTCCCACATCCATAATCTGTGGTAACAAGGTAAAAAGGCTACTTAAAAGTTCTGTAACAACATCCGATACTGTTTTCAGTAGGCTTGGTATTTGACTTAATATACCTTTAGAAAGGGAGGTGATAATTGTGGGAGCATTTTCAAGAACAGCCTGTGCAACAGTAGAAACAAGCTCTACAACCTTAGGCAACATATCAGTAACAGACTTAATTACATTAGAAACACCACTTTTCATTTTTTCACTTGCATTTTTGTTACCGGCTACTAAGTCAGAAAAGCCATCCATAATTTCAGTAATAGCAGGTAAAAGTGAACCAACCATATTATTTTTTAGACCTGTAACAGTACCTTTAACCTTTGTCAAGCTATCTTCAAAGTTAGCACTAGCCTTTACAGCCTTATCATCCATTACCATTCCATAGTCCTGTGCTTCTTTCTTAAGTGCATTTGTTTCCTTAGCAGACATATTCAGTACACCTGCCATATCAACAGCAGACTTACCAAGTAAGCTATTTGCAACTGCAGTTCTTTCAGCACCGGACTTCATATTCTGCAAGGAGGAAATAACTACACTAAGCTGTTCATCCTGACTTTTACCATTAAGGTCATCAATAGAAAGGCCAAGTGCAGATATTTTCTTTTTAGCAGAATCAGAACCATTACTTGCGTCAGTAATAACACCGGAAAGCTTTTTCATACCAACCTGAAGTCCATCAACATTAGCACCACATCTTTCAAAAACATAGCCCCACTTCTGATATGAAGCAGAGCTAATACCGATTTTCTGTGAGGTTTTATCAACCTTATCACCATATTCAGCAACATCATTTGAAAGGCTCCACATTTTCTTACCACTTGCTACTGCACTTGTACCGATAACAGCCATAGAAGCACCAATACCCACACTTATCTTTTTAAGAGCACTACCCATTTTGCTTAGCTTACTTTTAGTATCAACTGCAGTACTAGACACCTGAGATAGCTTTTTATCAAATTTATTTGTATCCTTACTGGCACTAGTCATTTCACCTTCGGTATTTTCAAGGGTTTTATTATTTTCTTTCAGTTCTCTTTCCATACCGTTTAAAGCAGACTTTGCGTTATTCAGTTGTACCTGCCAGTTTTGTGTTCTCTTATCGTTTTCACCAAAGGAAGTTGTGGCATTATCAAGTGCAGATTTAAGGGTTTCAATCTTCTGCTTTTGTGCAGTTATCTCTTTATTCAGTACCTTATTTCTTGATGACAAGGCTTCAACAGAAGTATCATTCTTATCAAACTGAGAGGATACCAGTTTCATTTCAGAGCCTAATACCCTAAAGTTTCTGTTAATATCAGCTAGGGCACTTTTAAAGTCCTTTTCACCCTCAACGCCTAGCTTTATTCCCATATTATCACAGCCATATATTCACCTCCTTATGGCATAAAAAAAGAGCCTATTGGCTCAAAAGTGTATTAAAAAAGGCACTTGCTATTTCTAGCAAATGCCAAGTAAATATTAATTGGAAAACAATTTTGGTGTATAATCCTCTAAGTCATTTTCTTTTAATAGTTCACGAAATTCATTTAATTTATCATCATTTTTTTCAAAATAATCCTTAATACCATCGTAAAAAGGACCAAAACGAGTAACATAAACAATACGATTTATAGTTTTGGCGACTTCTTTATCCATATCACAATAAGTTAGATATTTTAAAATGTATTCGATATTATTATTTGCACTAGTATAAGTGTCTGGGTATTCATAACTTTCATTAACAAATAGACTATTTTTCAACCTATCAAAATAATCCGTTTTTTTCAAAAGTTTCACTGCACTATGGTTTTTGGGAAAATTTTTACCTATAAAACCATATAATTTCTTATAAAAAGTTTCTATTTCATTTGTTGGGATTAGTTTATAATTAATCAATTTTTCAAATACAATCCAGGTACCTTTCTCTCTATTTCCCCATTTATCAAAAATAATTTCAGTCCAAAGTTTTCTAAAAAACAATTCATCATTGGATAAAAATAAATCTACAGTATTATTATATCTTGATATAAACTTGTCAATTTCATCGTAATGATTATTTTTTAAAAATTTTACAACCATTTCCTGTGTATCTTTCCCGCATTCTAGAACTAATTTATCCCATAACTTAATTTCTACCCAACTTCTTGAAAAACTTTTCCCATATTTTGAGTTTTCTTTGCACCTCTTATACAAAAATTCAAGCAAATCGTCAAACTCATCATCTTTTATACATAATTTAATATTATTAGTAATATATGTAACATCTTTATTTGGTGGATTTATTGTTATATCATAATGGTCTTCTATCATCTTATATATGCCATTTTTTCCTTCATTTACAATAAAATTTGACAAATTTTCTTGAATAAATGACCAAAAATGTTCAACATGAAAATAGCTAATTTTATCTGTCTTTCCATGAGCACAATCATTACGTATAGTTCTAAAATGTTCATATGCACTTACCACAGAAGATTTAATGGAAAAGACTCTATCTGGATCACTACGTTTAACACAATCAGAAACAGTTTTATCCCATATATCATTGTCTAATAATTTAGAACATATCACATTCCAAAAATTTTCATTGTAATTGTTAGGTTTAATTTTTGATTCTAACATTCGATGTTTTAATAAATTTTGAAAGGCAATATAAGACATTATAAAAGCTGACCTATATGCACCAACTCGATAACATACAATGGATTCTTTAAACAAATTCATAGATTCGTTAGGTATCAATTGATTTTCATCAAGCCATTGTTCAAAAAGTAATCTCATTTTCTCACCTGATTTTCATAGAATAGTCTAATTTTGTCTCTTTAATTGTATCACATAATTTATCTATATTCAACAAAAATCAAACCCCAAAAGGTATAACATCATCAATAGTAATCTCTCTTTTAGGTTTAGCTATTCCGTTATACTGTCTATGACATTCCCAAAGGTCAAGCAAAAGTCCAAAGGGCATTAGCCACACCTCATCCTGTGTAAGATTTAGGTGTGCTAAGCCATAATAAAGAAGTCGGGTAAACAGTTCATCATCTGTTACCCGACTATTTGTTTTTTTGAGTCAGCTTCACTTTCAACATTCCTTGTTGTACCTTTGTTTAGTGCCTCAGATATACTTTCCTTGTAATCACCAAGCTCACTAGGAGAGGTTAGTAACTCCACCATTTCTTCAGTCAGTAGTTCCTCTTTGTCCTCAGTATTCTTTAGGTTGTGTATTAAAATACTTTGATTTGCAAGTAGTGTAATTAACCACACAATCTCATCAATAGCCTCAGCAAAGTCCTCTGAAGTCAACAACTGTTCACCTAGGTTTTCAAGGCCACCATATCTCTTAGCTATTTCTTTTGTTGCTTTTGTAGTTAGCAAAAGTTCGTATTCCTTACCACCAATATTAATTACTGATGAGCGTTCATTTTCCATATTTATTCTCCTTACTTAGATGGTGATGTATATGTAGGTTCATACACATTCTTGTACCAATTTGTAATAGTATCATTAGATACATTGTTTTCACCCTCAGTAACCTCAGCCTTCCAAGGGTGGTTGTTGTTTCCATCAACCTTGTTTCTTCTCATAATTGTACCCTCAATAGTAGGTGTTGAGAATGTAATACTGTCACCCTTTGTTGCAAGGCTGGTAGCAGGGATACCGAACTTAACTCGATAGAACCAGAAGTATTTGTACTTGCCATTTGACTTCTTTGCTCTAAACCCAATAGCTACCGGTGAGGAGGTACCCTCACTTACTGAGATTACCACATTGTTTTTATCAATCACTGCACCTGTTAAGTCACTTGCAGTTGAGTTACCAATATCATCAACACCTAAGGAAAGTGTACCTGACTTAAACTCCTTTACAACTTCAGATGCACCGTCATCAGCATAGAGAGTTGCCTCTGCAAGTTCAATAGAAAGCTCAGCAGAAATTGCCTTTGCCAGTGGCACCGGTGTACTGTATGTTTCGTCACCATTTGCATCTTCCTTGATGACTGCATAGTATAGCTTATCAAGACCTATTGTTGCCATTAAAATTCCTCCGTTTCATAATAATTTTCCACATCTATATTGTAGTGGTGATACATAGTTTCTGTTTCATATCCAATATACTGACGGTTTGTTAATGTATATCCGTCATTTATTAAAGCCTTTACAATACTGTTCTTTAATGATAGGTAGTTACCCTTTGTGTATAGAGATATTCGTACACTGCTAATATCTACTAATGGTGCATTATCTCCAAAAAGTAAAAAGTATTCATCAATAGGAGTTAATACAATATATTCATTAGGAGCTTTGTCAGTAAACACACCTGTTTCAATAGGTACATTTAATGGCTTAAGTGTATTAATTAAGTCACTTAACATACTCATAGCTTTTCTACCTCCTCATTAAATCTTCTAATCATTGCCTCTGTTGTAGGCTTTTTTGATTTTCTTTTAGTTGGTTTCAAAAATGGTTTAGGTGGCTGACCACTTTTCCCATATTCAATGATAGTTGCAATTTTACTATTACTTAAGTTACCGTCCCTTGGTTCAGCAAAGCCAATCTTAATATTGAAGTTTCCGTTTTTATCAAGCAAAGGCTTTGAGATACCAAGGGAGTTTTCTAGCTTACCTGTTGACCTTGATTTGTACTTTAAATCTTTACCAATGACACTATGTAGATTTTCCTTAAAATATTTTAGTACCACCTTTGCACCCTCATTAAGTACCTTTTCAGTAATGTCATCAGTATTCTTTTCAAGTGAAGATATACTTTTAAGGAAGTTTTCCGGTAAAAGCATTTGTACCTTAGCCAACAGCACTCTCCACCTTTTTAGCAAGGACCTCCACATACATACCTTTACCTTTAACATTCTCCACTGAAAGTATTTTAAAAACTTCACCCTCATATTCAAGTACATAGTCAGTGGTAACCTTTAAATTAGGTATTGCTCGAAATCTAAACAAATCAGTTGCGTCAGTAAAGGAAGCTAGATTAACCCACCTTTTAGAGCCATGCCTACCTTCACGATAGCAGTGAATACTTGCAAGTACAAAGTCTGTATCATTTTTGAAACCGTCACTGTCTTTTTCTTTGTAGTGTCTTTTGATTAAAGCAAGGCCATTCATTTTACCAAAGCTCATACTAACCACCTTCTATCCAGTCTTAAAAGTAGATTTACTGTATTCCACACCTGAGCACCTGCTTGTACATTATCCCCAAAGAAGCCACCGGTAGAGCCATCTCTACTTTCATAGAAATGGCTACTTAGCATAATCACAGCCTGTTCAGTTGTAGGTGGCATTTTATGTTCTGTATAGTAGCCCTCCTCAATATGCTGATAGCTTTCAGCATATGAGATAGAGGCATTAATATACTGTTTTAAAAGGGTGTCATCATCGTTATGGGTTAGTATTAGATTTTTCTTAACCTTTTCTAGTAGCTCATCCATAATCAAGACTTCTTCATCTGAAGTAGCTTAATGCCCTCAGAAAGGATAACCTTACCGTCAACTCTCTCAGTAGATACATAACCTACCTGACCATTTGTAGCATAAAGCTCATTTAGTCTTTGAACTGTTCTTGCACCTCTGTCACCAATCCAATAGTTACTAAAGTCACCAAAGGCAATAGGCAAGGTTGAAGTTCCAACAGTAGGAGCATATGGAGTTGTGTATAGGTCATAGCCTAATAACTTATCAGGTTCACCTGCTTGTACTGATGGTTGCCACAGATACGCACCGTTGTTATCCTTTAGTTTGCGAAGTAGTGACACAGTAGAGTCATTCATAAGGAACTTTGCATTTCTTCTGTATGGTGACTTTAGAGAATACACAAGGTTAATAACCTCATCAGCAGTAATAGCAGTGCCACTTGCTGAGGTTACACCGACCTCACCACCTTTAGCAGTAAAGATACCGGTAGGCTGGTTTGTACCTGTACCAACACAAAAGGCTTCTTCCTCAGCAATACCAAATGCTCTGGCAAATTCATTCATTAGGTATTCCTCAATATCAAATGATGAGTCCTGAAGTAGCTCTGTACTTACTCTACAAAGGTCAGTTAGCTTAAAGGCATCAAGCTGTTTCTGACCGAAGGTAGGGTTACTCTCTTGATATGCAGAATTTTCACTTGTCCACTGTGCAGTTGAATGTCCGGTAGCAATAGGAATTTTTCTTTCATGCTCTGTTGTAATTACCTTTGCTAGACTTCTAATAACATTTTCTTCTTCAAGAGCAGTAACGATACTTGTTTCAAACTCAGTAGGAACAAGGAAACCACCGTCAGCGTCAGTACCCTCTGAAAGCACATTGTGAATAGGAGTTCTACCTCTTAAGTGATTTAAGAAGTCCTCTCTGTATTCGTCACTTGCTCTACCTTTCTTTCTAGTATTTGTACTATGCTCCGGTGCAGTGACAATAGGTGTATTAACATTCTTTGCAAGTTCCTTTTCATGAAGCTCTCTGCGTTCCATTCTATGGATTTCATTAGTTAAGCTATCAAGCTCACTTTCCATATTTGAATATGTAGCATCATCCTCAGTCTTTAGAACACCCATATTGGTTCTATGTGTATCAAGGAAGCCCTCCATAGTGTTCCATAGCTTTGCTCTTTTTTCTCTTAATTCTGTAATATTCATAAAAACATCTCCTTTAAAGTAGCTTTTTGTAAAGCTGTGATTTTAATTTATCTACATTTCTACCCACATTATTAATTGGGTTCTTCTTAGAAATTTTGTTAATAAGGGTTCTTTTCACTGCACTTGCAGAGAACATATATCCCTCATCATCCTCAGTATTTTTGTTGTCCTCAAGCAGACCGTCAGCAAAGCCAAGCTCAATAGCCTTCTTAGCATTCATCCAAGTTTCCTCATCCATCATATGTGATAATTGTGTATGTGACAGGCCTGTACGGATCTCATAAGCATTGATAATACTTTCCTTAACCTCATCAAGCATATCTATTGCTTTACTCATATCCTTATGGTCACCAAAAGCAGTAGTAGCAGGATTATGTATCATCACAAGAGCAGTAGGTGACATTAGCACCTTAGTACCTGCCATAGCAATAACTGAACCTGCACTTGCTGCAATTCCGTCAATCTTTACCGTTACATTATGTGGATAATCCATCAGCATTGCATAAATCTGACTTGCTGCAATACAATCCCCACCTGGGGAATTAAGCCAAACTGTAACCGGACCATTACCGGAAAACAGCTCATTCTTAAACATCTGTGGAGTTACATCATCATCAAACCAACTTTCCTCAGCAATAGTGCCATTAAGTTCTAGTACTCTTTCTAAGGGTTCTGTTTGTTCCACTTGATTCTTCCACTTCCAAAACTTCTTCATCCTTTTCCTCCTTTGTTTCTTCTGTATTAGCAAAAGCACCTGCGTCCTTAAGCTTAGTCATACTGCCATTTACCAGATACAAGTTACCACCCTCTTCATCAGGAATAAGGTCTAGGTTCTCAAACTCTCTAATATCATTTGCAGACAACCAACCATTCTGTCTTGCAGTTGCATAGCCATTCATTCTACTTTGATAGTCACCTCTTAAAAGTCCATCAACATTGAACTTTACAAAGTAATTACCCTTTTCCTCTTGATTAAGTAGTGAGCGACAAATAGACTGCTCCCATCTAATAATCCAAGGTTCAAGAGTATATTTGACAAACTCCAGTGACTGTTGCTCTATATTAGAAAAGCTAGACTTTTCAAGGTCACCAACCATATGTGGTGGTACTCTGAAAATTCTAGCTATCTCATTAATCTGAAATTTTCTTGTTTCGAGGAACTGTGCCTCATTAGGTGAAATTGATATTGGTGTATATTTTAGCCCTTCTTCAAGGACTGCAATCTTATGACTATTAGCACTGCCACCAAAGGCAGAGTTCCAAGAGTCCCTTACCTTTGACGGGTCCTTTAGTGTACCCGGATGTTCAAGCACACCACTTGGAGATGCACCATTAGCATAAAACTTACTACCATATTCCTCAGCAGAAATTGCAAGTCCAATAGCATTCTTAGCCATAGCAATAGGTGAATAACCCACAAGGCCGTCAAACCCTAATCCCGGAATATGTAGAACCTCATATGGACTTAGCCTTACACTAGCACCCTTCATTGACCTAACATCATCAGAGCTAAGTGTATATTGATAGAAAAGCTCACCCTTACTATCTCTATCAACTGTCATTCTATTTGGCATTAAAGGATAAAGGGCAGTTACTTCACCCTTGCCATTTCTTATTATTTGTGCATATGCGTTACCCCACAAAAGCAAATGTGTCATCAATGTTTCTCTAAAGATAAATGAAGTCATTTCCTTATTTGGTTCATCGTGCAAAAGAAAATATAACGGGTGGTCAACTGCTTTTTCCTTACTACCTGAGTCACCCCATTTGTATAAATGAAGTGGTAGTCCTGCTACTGCTTCTGACAAAATTCTCACACAAGCATAAACTGCAGTCATTTGCATTGCACTTCTTTCGGTTACACATTTTCCTGAGCTACTTTGACCATAGAAAAATCTGTAACTACTTCCCGATGTAGAGTTTCTCGGCTTGTCCCTTGAACGGAATAACCCACTTAAAAGTTTCATAAATAACAAGTCCTTTCAATAAATAAATAAATAATAAAATTTTGTTTATAATATATTGCAAATACTTGCATTTGCAAGTAAATGAAAGTATAATAAAGTAAAGGAGGCGATACTATGGCAAATACATCAGCCGTATATGCAAGAATAGATACTGACTTGAAAACAAATGCAGAGGAGATTTTATCTAAGCTGGGAATTTCTCCTTCAAGTGCAATTCAAATGCTTTATAGTCAGATTATATTAAAAAATGGAATACCATTTGATTTGCGACTTCCTACTGAAAAGCCTTTAGCCTTAGGTTCAATGAGTAAAGAACAGATAAGTACTGAGCTTCAAAAGGGTATTGACTCTATCAAAGCAGGAAAGGTGTATTCTGCAAATGAAGTTGATGAGGCACTTGCAAAGGAATTTGGCATATGACAGAAGATTATATAATTCATTACTCACAAGATGCACTAAATGATTTGCGAGAAATTTATTCCTACATTTCAAATAAACTTCTACAAACAGAAAATGCTGAAAGTCAAATCAACAAAATACGAAAGGGTATTTGTTCTTTAGAATTTATGCCGTCAAGATATATTTTAGTTGATTGGGAACCTTGGCATTCATTGAAAATGCACCAACTATCAATAGATAATTTTATTGTATTTTATCTAGTTGACAACGAAAAAAATACTGTTACCATTGTCCGTATAATATATGGTGGTCGTAACATAGAAAATATGATAAGTTCAAAAGAATAAATTTAATTTAACGGAGTTTTTGTATATACAAAGGCTCCGTTTTTATTTTGAGCAAAAGAAAAGTACCTGTTAAAAAACAGATACTTTAACTTCAATTTATATTCTTTCCCTTAATTTATAGGCTATTTAAAGGGAATAGCTAATATGTTAAGGAAATTACTTTAATCTATAATAGCAATTCACCTTTTTAGATGGCTTGTTTCTTTATATAAAAGAATGATATAATAAATATGAGGTGATAATTTTGAAACTTAATTTTGATAAAAATTATATTGAGCCAAATGCTATCAAAATAATCGCTGATTACTTTGATAAAAGTTACAATAATTACTATTCTCCTAATAATACAAATAACTTTGACTTTATTTCAATAGATAACAAAAAAGCATTAGAGGTTACAACATGTATCCCAAAAAATTTAAAAGAAGCTCGTAAATATGAAAGTGCCCTATCTAAAAAAAATAAAGCAAATACAAAAAATGTTGATAATGCAGTAATCGATGAAAAGACAAAAGGAATTCTTATGTGTCGTGGTGGTACATTAGATGAATCACTAGGTTGCATAAAAAAGGCAATCAGTACTAAAATTGAAAAGTCTAAGAAACATAATCCAGAAAGATTTAATAGCATTGATTTATGTATACTTTCATTTGATGGTTCTCTAATCGAGAAAAACAACTTAGAACAATTTTTTAGTAAAGATAATATATTAAACGACAGCCCATTTGATAATATATTTATTATTACCCAATCACACTTTTTTAGATACAATAAAAGAACTCAATTTGAAGAGTATAGATTAATTAATTAAAATTATCAATCTAAATAAACAACAACCCTCTATCATCATAAACTGAGGCACCGTTATCATTTCCACAGCGAATTGCTCGGTCAAGTGCCATAATTGTGGCTATTGCACCGTCAATTTTCTCTGTGGATTTTTCTTTATCTGCCTTAATGTTTCCTGCCGGGTCTGTTCTAACATATATGTTATCCATATTCCAACGAAGAACCGGATGATTGCCATGTGCTATTCTCTGTTCAAGAGTTAGCTTCATTAGCTCCTTTGTTGGTGGTGACATATCCTTAAAGCCTTGACCAAAGGGTACAACTGTAAAGCCCATATTTTCTAGGTTTTGAACCAATTGTACAGCACCCCATCTATCAAAGGCAATCTCTCTAATGTTGAACTTCTCACCAAGTTTTTCTATGAACTTTTCAATATATCCATAGTGTATAACATTACCTTCAGTTGTCTTTACATAGCCTTCCTTTTCCCATATATCATATGGTACATGGTCCCTCCTTACTCTAACTGCAAGTGTATCTTCTGGTAACCAAAAGTATGGAAGTATGATGTACTTGTCATCCTCATCAAGTGGTGGAAACACAAGTACAAATGCTGTCATATCTGTGGTACTAGATAGGTCAAGGCCACCATAACAAACTCTGCCATACAGCTCATCTTCATTGATTTTGTACCCACACATATCCCACTTATCCATAGGCATCCACCTAACACTTTGCTTAACCCATTGATTAAGTCTAAGCTGTCTAAAGGCGTTTTCCTCAGCAGGGTTTTGCTTTGCTGACTCACAAGCACTTTTTACCTTATCAATACCAACAGTTATTCCAAGTGAAGGGTTAGCTTTTTTCCACACCTTAGGACTAGTCCAATCATCACCCTCATCAGCTCCATATATTACCGAATAAAAGGTTGGGTCAATCTTTCTACCCTTATCAATATCAAGTGCCTTTTGGTGTATTTCATAGCAGATAGAATTAGTATCATTACCGGCTGTTGTAATTAGGAAATAAAGAGGTTGCATTCTTGCGTCACCAGAGCCTTGAGTCATAACATCATAAAGCTTTCTATTGGGTTGTGTATGAAGTTCATCAAAGATTACTCCATGAGTATTGAAACCATGCTTGTTTGCTACATCAGCAGAAAGAACCTGATAAAAGCTATTTGTAGGTTTGTAAATTAGCTTCTTTTGCGACTCAAGAATTTTAACTCTTTTTGAAAGTGCCGGACAGAACCTAACCATATCAACTGCAACATCAAATACAATCTTTGCTTGGTTTCTATCAGCAGCACAGCCATACACCTCAGCTCTTTCTTCACCGTCACCACAAAGAAGGAGTAATGCAACACCTGCTGCCAGCTCTGATTTGCCTTGCTTTTTAGGTATTTCAATGTAGGCTGTATTAAATTGACGATAACCATTAGGCTTTAATGTACCAAAAATATCTCTTATGATTTTCTCTTGCCAATCAATTAAGTCAAAGGGTTTACCTGCCCAAGTACCTTTTGTGTGACAAAGGCTTTCAATAAATGCAACTGCATAGTCTGCACTTTCTTTATCATAGTATGAGCCCTTTGCCATAAATTTTGTTGGATTGTAGTTCTTTAGCTTTCTCAATTAATCACCTCCAAAAGGGTAAAGAAAAAGCACCAACATTTCTGTTAGTGCTAAATTCATATTCGATAGTCTATACCTTTGCGTTATGAATAACCCCAAGTATTTTATCCTGCTCCACCTTATCAACACCAATGCTTTCTAAAGCCTCTCTTGTGCCACAGTCGGGACAGATAACTGTAAGGTTATCCACCCTTGAAACTGCACCACGACCTTTGTATTCTTTTCCACACTTAGCGCAAGTGTTAATTGTCATTTCATTAGTTTTCATCACTGCACATCTCCATTGATTTTTTGTAGGCATTGATAAGAATATTCTTATCAAAGTAAAAGGTGTCATACCCATCAATACAGGTTTTCATATAATAAATGTTAGGAACACCAGCAGGGTTTTCTTCGTGCATAATATATACGAAGGCATTAACAGTTCGTCTTTTGCCGGTTCGTATTCCTTTGTACTGAAGTTTCATTTCTTTCTTGTAGTAGAAAATTGGATAACCCTCATATCTATCAAGGGACTTTTCATCACTTTCGGTTACTTCCCAAATCACAACCGGTACAGTGCTACCTTCCTTTTTCTCAATTGTTAGGTATGAACCTGTCTTGCTACCCTTGAACAGTAGTTCATAATCCTTTAACTTTGCAGTGCCGAGAATGGTTGCTCCGGGACACCTCATTTTCATTTGCTTAACATTTAGGTTACTTCCGTATGCAATGTAATATTTTTTCATTTTAAAATCAATCCTTTCTGAAGAATAGTTCTTCTACCACCCTAAGACTAACCCTATCTCTAAGGTTAGCCGTTTATTAAGTTTTTCTTTAGGCTGTTCTGCCGTTTCTGAAGGCTGTGTCCCCAGAAAGTCTGTTGGTGAATACATTTCTTGCTGTTTTGAATTCGTCCCCTACAAAGCCAAGTCTTAAAAGCCAAGTTCTCATTGCGTATTTAGGATTTTCTGTTTGCTGTGGCTTTGGACTTGCTGTCTTTACTGTCTTTGCCATTTGGCTAAGTGCTAAGCAAAGTTGAATGTAGCTTTTAAGTTGTCCTGCGTGAAGTCCGTTTTGCTTTCCGTTTGCCGGTTTGTCAAATTGGAAAAGTCTAAATTCAACTGTGCCTTTAGTGAAGGTTGCGTGTAGGTTAAGCATATGGTATCGGCTATCGTTGTAATGTTGGTTTCTATCGTAAATTGAATTGTGGCTTTCATACCATACATTTGCAAGGTCTGATATTGTTCTAGGCTTTACTTTATTTACCTTTTCCAAGAACCTTGTGTCAACTGTTTTGCAGTAGCTGTTAACTCGTCCGTTGTCAATGTTCAATGCGTCAATTAAAAGCCTTTCATGACTTGCCATAATGTTTGCTAGGTTTCTTAGTGTTTGTGGTGTGTGGCCTTTTGCTCCGATGTGAATGTGAACACCACAGCCCCTTGTTGAGTCGCTTTTTGCTCCGGCCTTTCTTAAAATTCTTACAACCTCTTGTAAAAGCTCAATGTCGTTGTAGCTTAGGATTGGTGTTACCATTTCGCATTTCTGAATGTCTGTTCCTCGAATGCTTACGTCCTTTTGGAATTTCCATTCTCTGCCTTGGCTGTCCCAAGCTGACCAAGTGCTATAACCGTTTCGGTATGCTGTGTCCTCAAATCGTCCTGTTCCAAAAAACTCGGCTACAAGCTTTGAAGCCTTTCTTCTTGTAATGTTGTTCATTTCAATTTCAACACCGATTGTCTGTTCTTTCATTTCTGTGATTTGCTTAGCTGTTTTTGTATTCATAATTATGCTCCTTAAAGTTTGTTGTTTTCCCCTTTCGGTATACACATATTCGCTCTTTTTGGAGTATTTATCAATACTATTACTGCACAAAGATATACACTATATATTGTGTATATGTGTTATGTATTTCTATATCTTGCGTATCACATCAATACCATAAACAACATTAAGACTAGAACCATTGTCCCAGTTCACAAGGATATTACCCATATCATCAACACCCCTAACAGTACCCTTTGTACCAATAGGTGGAGCTTGAAAATCGTCCATTGTGACAAGCTCAATTCTTGTTCCAACTTGATAACTTTTTCTTAACATTTCGATAACTTCTCTTTTAGGTATGTTCATATATATTACCTCCTTAATATCAGTACTATATATCACTCTAAATGAGATAATTAGCAATACCATTTATGCACAAAGTTTTTACTGACTTTTTGTTTCAACCTCTTTTACAAGGTCGGCATATGGATTTTTCTTACCATTCCTAATTACATACACATTATCCATATCACCGGTATCTTCAACATATCGTCTAAGGATAACTGACGCATACTTTTCATCAAGCTCCATTGTGTAGCAGATACGGTTTATTTTCTCACAAGCCATAAGTGTTGAACCACTGCCACCAAAGGTATCAATTACAACTGCATTTTCTTGAGTTGAATTGCTGATAGGGTAGCTTAATAAATCAAGTGGCTTTGATGTTGGGTGGTTAGAATTTTTCTTTGGCTTATCAAAGTTCCAAATTGTAGTTTGCTTTCTGTCAGAATACCATCTATGTTTACCATTCTGCATAAAGCCATAAAGTACAGGTTCGTGTTGCCACTGATAATCTGACCTACCTAGCACAAGAGAATTTTTCACCCATATACAACACCCTGCCAAATGAAAACCACTATCAACAAATGCTTTTCTAAAGTTAAGACCCTCTGTATCTGCGTGAAAAACATATGCTGAACCACCTTTCTCTAAATGGTCAGCCATATTTTTAAAGGCAGAAAGTAGGAAGTTGTAGAAATCATCATTTTTCATACTGTCATTTTCAATAGTCAAGCCTGATGAACTTTTGAAGGATACACCATATGGTGGGTCAGTAAGTATTAGGTTTCCTTTTGTGTCACCCATAAGAGTCTGTACATCTTCCTTAGATGTTGCATCACCACACATTAGTCTGTGTTTACCAACTGTCCACACATCACCTTTTTCAACGAATGATGCCTTTTCCAATGCTGAGGATAAATCAAAATTATCATCTTCTACTTTGCCTTTACTATCATCACCAAATAAATCTAGCAATTCACTTTCATCAAAGCCGGTAAAGGATAAATCAAAGTCCTCATCCTTTAGTGACTCAATTTCTATTTTTAACAGTTCTTCATCCCAATCAGCATCAAGTGCCATACGGTTATCAGCAATTATGTATGCTTTCTTTTGTGCATCTGTTAGGTAATCAACAAATACACAAGGCACCTTATCAATACCTTCTTCTTTTGAAGCAAGTATTCTACCATGACCGGCAATTACATTGTAATCTCTATCAATGATTACAGGATTGATAAAGCCAAATTCTCTAATTGAAGCCCTTAGCTTATTAATCTGTTCCTTTGAGTGAGTTCTGGCATTATTCACATATGGAATTAATTTATCCACATCAACTAAATTCATTTCAGAAACTTTATTCATACTGCATTTTCCTTTCTTCCATCAAAACACAAAAGCCTTTCTTTGCACCAACTAAATCACCATTCAGTGCTTGTCCTCTCAAGGTTAAAAGCTCTTGTCGTTTCAACTGATATTTATATTTTTTAAGTGTTTTCAAAAATTGTGTTAATTCCTTTTGCTTACTCATTTATTCTCCCTTGCTCTCAGTAATCTTTCCATTAAATCATTTTGTGGAGTTGTATTTTCATAGTCGGTAGTACAGTTTTCCTTTACAATCTGGAATATTTCATTCCACAGTCTTACAGCCTGATTCATATAGTTAATACCGATATTGATAAATGGTGAAGGTATAGGCTTATTAGTAGTTGGGTGTTTAGAAAGAAAACCTAACTTGCTAGTCATTTCTTCACACTGTATCCATCTGGCACTAGCCATTGCATATCGTTCCAGTAGTTGAGGTGATACCTTACCTGCACAACCTATCTTTCTCAGCCACTGCCATGTTTCTGTATATATGTCACCTGCTTGTAAGGTGCTACCATCTCTCTGTTCTGCTGAAAGAAAATCGTGTGGCTTTGGCATTGTTACACCCTCAATTTCCGGTATATCAAGAACCTTTAAATTACTACTACCATTTTTCAGCTTGCCTTTTACTGAGGTTTTCTTTCGTCCTGCACCTGCTCTTGCACCACCTCGGCCACCTATGTTATTTGATTTCGTTGGCATTTTATCACCGTCCTTTATTTGAAATTTTTAATCTATAATAAAAAGCAACACAAAGCACAAATTTGTATTGACATTGTAAAATAATGTGAATATAATGTAATTAAGAAGATATACTATTATTGTATATATTGTTAGGAGGTATTATTTATGGCTACAACTAATATTAATGTTCGAGTAGATACAGAGCTTAAAAAGTCTGCTGAAAATCTATTTGATGACCTTGGACTAAATATGACTACTGCAATTACTATGTTTCTAAAAAGTGCAGTTAGCAATGATGGTATTCCATTTGAAGTAAAACGCAAAGCACCGAATAAAGAAACAAAATTAGCACTAGCAGAATATGAGGAAATGAAAAATCATCCGGAAAAGTATAAAAGATACGGTTCTTTTGATGAAGTGCTAGATGAGGTTTTGGAAGATGCTTAGTATAGTAATTTCAAATCAATTCAAAAAAGACTTAAAATTAGCAAAAAAGCGTGGACTCAAAATCAATCATCTAAAAGAAGTTATTGATACTTTGGCTAATAGCGAACCATTAAATGAAAAATATCGTGACCATAATCTTAGTGGGGAGTATAGTGGCTTTCGTGAATGTCACATTGAGCCGGATTGGCTATTGATTTATCGAGTAGAGAATAGGGAACTAGAGCTTTTCTTATTCCGTACAGGTTCACATTCTGATTTATTTTAATAATTATGAGCAGGAATTTTTTTTGATTTTCCTGCTCTTTTTATTACCCTTTTGAATTGAATATTTTTTTACACGAAAGCCCACGCCGTTGTCCATTTGTGAAATTTTTAGAGATTTTATACCCCCACCCATAATAAAAAATTATCTGTCACCGATTTGATAATGAATTTTATTATGGCAAGATTTACACAGACTCATCAGATTACTTGAGGAATGAGTGCCACCTTGAGAAATAGGTTTAATGTGGTGTACCTCTTCGGTAGGTGTAACCTTACCTTCCTTTAGGCACTGCTCACACAGTGGGTGGCTCTGTACATACCTTTCACGAACCTTTCTCCAAGCTCTACCATACTTCTTGTTGGTGTCATTTGGTCTTGAAAAGCTGTTGTACCTTTTGTCTGTTAGTCTTTTGTGTTCCTCACAGTACCTGCCCTCACACAACTTGTTACAGTTAGGATAAGCACAGGGTTGCTTTGGTTTGCGTGGCATTCTTTACTCCTTTCAGGCATAAGAAAAGCCCTTACAGTTTAACTGCAAAGGCTCTTTTAATTCTTTTTGTCTATTATAATAATATCACATTAGGGTACTCTCATTCTATCACATTTACTCTCATCTTTTTGTTTGGTACAAGAAAAGCCTTTACAGACTTACTGCAAAGGCTCTCTTAATTCTTTTTGTCTATTATAATAATATCACATTAGGATACTCTCATTCTATCACATTTACTCTCATCTTTACTTGGAATTACAATTTCTTTCAATGCTTTGCTATGCATACGGTGTATATGCTGAATGGAAAAGTTCATATCAACAGCAATCTGTTCCCAACTAGTAAAGCAAAGGTATCTTTTTTCAAGAATGTTTTGGTACTCAGAATTAGGTACACTTTTAATCACACCGGTGATTTCTCTTTTTAAATCAACAAGCTTATCAATATCTTGGTTAATTTCTTCTTGCAAATCAACAATCTTACAAATTGCGTCAGCCATAGAAGAGTTACTACTTCCTTTGCTACTAGGCATACCGGAAATAGTTGAAGTACACTTCTTTGCTAAATCATTTAGGCTTGACACCTGTTGTATCTTTGAGTTTATCCTATCATCAAGATACCTTGCTTGGTTTAAATATTCTTTTGCTGTCATGCTGCCATCTCCTTTTTAACCATTTTTAAAACTCTATTCATCAAGTATTCTCCATTCAAATCAGTTAGGGTACTAAACCAACCGGATAGGAAAAACTCTTGAAGTTCTTTCAAGTTCTTTAGGTGTTCCTTATTACTTGGATACCTTAAGTTTCCCACCAATGTTATTCTAAAATCCTTCACTGCCTGTTCAATAATTGCATTTGCTAATTCTTCATATGGGTTCATAATTACCTCCACACATCTACTTCAAGTTAGCCTTTACAGCTTCAATCAAATCTTCTTGTGTTTTATTCTTTCGTTCAAGAGCCATTAATATTTGCTCATCAATGCTTCCTTTTGTCACAATATGCTGTATAACAACTGTGTTCTTCTGACCTTGTCGATAGAGCCTTCCATTTGTTTGCTGATAAAGTTCAAGTGACCATGTTAATCCAAACCACACAATGGTTGAACCACCTTGTTGAAGATTTAGTCCATGTCCTGCACTAGCCGGATGAATAAGAGCTACCGGAATTTTACCCTTATTCCAATCAGCAATATCCTTACCGGTTTTGATTTCTTTAACATCAAATCGCTTTTTAATTCGTTGTAAATCGTGCTTATACCAATAGGCAACTAAAAGAGGCTTACCATTCATACTTTCAATAATGTCCTCTAGTGCATCAAGTTTACGGCTATGTATTTCAACAATATTTTGCTCATCATCATAAACTGCACCATTAGCAAACTGACTTAGCTTATTTGAAAGTGAACCTGCATTTGATACTGTGATTTCACCATCCTTGATTTTACAAATCAGATTTTTCTTCATTTCGTCATATTGCTTTTTCTCATTATCAGACATTTCAACCTTATAATTGCTTATTACAAGTTCAGGCATTTTCAAATATTCACTTGCTTTCATTGAAACCGTTATATCGGATATTCTTTCATATATGCTATCTTCAGCATTTGGTAAAGGCTTGTATGAATACACAATAGCACCATTTGTTTTATCCGGCTTAAAGTATGTGTTTCTATACTGACCTATGAAATATCCAAGTCTTTCTCCTAAATCAAGAACCTTAAATTCTGCAAACAAGTCCATTAATCCATTTGATGATGGAGTACCGGTTAAGCCAACAATTCTTTTAACCTTTGGTCTTATTTTCATAAGGCTTTTAAATCTTTTAGACTGATGATTTTTAAAAGATGACAATTCATCAATCACAATCATATCAAAGTCAAATTTATAGCCACTTTTGTTTACAAGCCAATCTACATTCTCTCTGTTTATTATGTAAATATCAGCCTTTTCATTCAGTGCAGATATTCTTTCCTTCTCAGTGCCAACAACTATTGAATACTTAATGTTTCTTAAGTGGTCCCACTTTTTGATTTCATCACACCAAGTATTTCTTGCTACCCTTAGTGGTGCTATTACAAGAACCTTTCTTACTTCAAAGCTATCAAATAGAAGTTCATTTACTGCTGTAAGTGTGATACTTGTTTTTCCTAAACCCATATCTAAAAACAAAGCAGAAATAGGGTGTGATTCTATGAACTTAATTGCATATTCTTGATAACTATGTGGATTGTATTTCATCAACCACACCTCCAATTTGATTTACATCATCAATAACATAAACTTTAAAGCCTAGCCTTTTTAACATTCTGTGTCTTGACTTCTGCAAAGGTCTAGGTTTTTTCTTTGGTGACTTAAGTTCCACAATACCGAACTTCCCATCAGGTAGAAACACTAGACGGTCGGGCATTCCATCAAAGCCCTGACACACCCACTTAAGACACACACCACCACGCCTTTTTATCTCGTCAACTAATTTTCTTTCAATATATTTTTCTCTCATCTTCGTTACCTCTCATCAGGGGATATTTTACTGTGTGACACCCAAGTCAATTAATTCTTAAACTCTCTATATACAATATTTTTTATTGCATATAGGACTTTTATATGTAGAGTGCCATTAGTGTCACTAATACAGATATTAAAACTGAAATAGTTTTAGTTTTGATTGACTTGAGTGTCATTTTAAATATTTTTTCAACTAAAAGTTGTAAAATGACTGTCACTACCTAATTTTTAAATTTCAAAACACTTTATGTTTTGAGTGCCTTGACTGTCATCACACTTTTTGATAAAAAATGAACAACCTAAAAATTCTAATCGACTGTCACCAAAAACTTAAAGAAAAAAATAAAATAGTTTTAGTTTAAGGTGACATAACTGTCACTTACTCTAGAAAATCTTGACCTTCTTTTAGTTTCAAACCAACAACAATTCTTGCCTTATTTGTCCTTCTTCTAAAGAAACCTAGTTTTTCAAGACTTCCATAAAAGTCAGATGTACTCCTGACGAACTCCCCACACTGAATACAGGTTATCCTATATTGCTGATAAAGCTCACCGGACTTTTGAGTGTATGACGGGTCAACATCACAATACTCCTCTAGAAAATGACCTAGCCAGTCATTGTTTTCTCGATACTCATTAATTGCTTCAACCACAACCTTAGGCTCTGTAAACTTAAATTCCTTCTTGTATGCCATTTCAGCACCCTCAATTATCCACTTCATTATGGCTTGTCCTGCATTTTCAAAAAGGTAATCGGAGTAGTTTTTAATATCAGAATTACCGGTTATTTTTGCATTAAAAGGAATGACAATGAGTCTTCGCCATGTACCGTCATCATTTGCTGACACCTTAGGTAAATGGTTAGTGTATAAAACCAAAGTATGTGATGGGTCAAAATGGAATGGGTCTTTGTACTTCTTTTCAGCTTCAATAGGGTCAACACTACAAAGCTGTTTCACCATACCTGTGTTAAGACGAGTTCCTTCTTCAAGTTCTGAAGCTATGATTAGTCTTTTACCCTTAAGCTCTGCCATTTCCGGTTTAACATTTCTCTTGCAATTCATTGTTAATGCTTCAGCTGAGATTTTACCTGAGTAGTTACCGAGAACCCTTGCTATGGTGTTCCAAAAAGTAGATTTACCATTTGCACCTCCACCATAGGCTATTATCAAATGCTCTGCATACACTTTACCGATTGCTGACATTCCAACGATTTCTTGAACATACTGTATTAACTCCTTGTCATTACAGAAGAATGTATTTAGTGTATCTAGCCAAAGGTCCATACCTTCATCTCCCGGTGAACACTTAGTAACCTTTGTAATAAGGTCATCTGGGTCATGTGTATGGCCACCACTCATTCCTTTTGTTAAATCATATGTGTATGTAGGAGTGTTCAACAGTTCTGCATCATAATCAAGTTCGGATACATCTATTGCTAACATTGGCTTTACTGCATTTTGTGTATTAACAATATTCTTGTAATTCCTATATTTCATAACAAACCTATGGTAGTCCTTAGCAATAAGGTAAGCATTTAAAAGTCCCATATTTGGTGATGATATTGACTTTTCAAGTGCTTTTCCACCTGAATTGATAAGCTCCTTTGTTACACCTGTTGAAATGAGTGCTTCCTCTGCATTTTTTACTGACTCCTTTGCGTCAGCAAGTTGCATATCAAGAAAGTTCTCTGTTACACCTATTGCTTTCTGTGTATCCTCGTGCCAACAATCCCCACAATAAGTAAGAAAGCCTGTGGCATTTGTATATCTAAGGCAATCGGCTTTTTCTCTTGCCAGAACCTTTGCCTCACCAATATCAGAGTAATCATCAGGCTTTAGACCACCTTTTCCAAAGTCATCATTGAATTTTTCAGGTGGAATATATCCATCTTGACCTTGTATTTTCTTAACAAACTTCAATGCACTATTCCATATGGCATCAAGTTCTGACATTGAAAGTGGTGGTTCACATTTATCAGCTCGTTCCATATACAGCTTATATGCCTTATCTGTATCACCGAACTTCTTAAGAACTCTACCTGCAAAATGTGACATTGTGTTATTTCTACTTCCTTCAGTTATAGAGCCACCTGTATATATAGGTGTTTTTGTATCAAGCTCTGCAAATTCACTTTCCTCAAGGTAATCTACAATAGACTTATCACCTTTATAGAACTCCACATCTGCATTTTCACTGCCAAAAAGAAACCTTGCAGAGTCTAAAGCATTTGTATCAAAATATGGGAATGTACTTGCAATTCTCTTTTTCAAGGCTGAATATTCCTTTTCATCAGATATAGCTTCAATAGGGAAAAAGATATGAAACCTTGGTCTTGCTGACTTATTATCCTTAGGTAAATTATGATGCCTACTATATGACACAGCAAAGGCTACACCCGGTATTTCAATAGCAATATCAAATGGAGTTACCCAGTCCTTTGGATTATCAGAGTGGTCATTATCACAATCAAGTGGAATACAATCTGAATATTGAAAATTCTTACTACTGCGATAATTTCCTTTGTACCTTGCAGTTACATGGTCTTTCTTTACTGCCTCTTTAAAGGACTCCTTATCCTTTACAACTACCTTATTGGGATACAAGCAATTCCCACTCATTCCAACACAATTTGCTGTATATAATGTAAAATCAAGCATTCTTTTTTACCTCCTTAAGCTCCTCATCAAAATATCTGATTTTGTAATTTTTCCACTTTGCTCTCTTAATTTCTGTTTTCATTCCCTCAGAAAAACGGCTACCAAACACCCACACCTCGGAACACTTACTCATAATTGCATTACCAAAAAACAATCCAAGTTCTCTTTCCTTTGGATTTTTATCATTCAAGAACTGTGTAAACAACAGGTGTGGAGCAATAGGAATGTAACCACTATCCACAGCAAATTTACAATATTCTTGTGTTGACTTTACATTAGCATCCACATCACCAGAATACGGTGAACACACATACACAATAGGTCTAAATGCTCTAAGTGAGCGTTTTTCTTTTTCTATTGATGTTAGTGCCTCATATGTAGTTGGGTCATAATACCCCTCATCATTAAATTTATTTATACTCATTAAAACCTCATTCCTTCTTATAAAACATACATTCATACCCATCAGCATTTAGGATTAGGCCCTTTGCCCAGGGTGGAGTAATTGACATTCTTTTGCAAATATCATTAAGTGAAACACCTTTATCTGCTTCAATTACTACTTCATCATGAATGTGCATTACTATTCTGTATTCCTTTAAAGTGTTCATAGCATAGCAGAGAATATCCCTTGCTATTCCTTGAACTATGTTCTCTACAAATTTCGGACCATAGCTTTCAAGTCTAGTCCATTTTTTACCTGTACCAACACCCTCATATGTAACTGATGTACCACCATATTGATTTACATCTATCCTTGGTTTTATATACACTAAGCTTCTACCACTAGGTAAGGTGATGAACAATATCCCACTTTGGTATTTAATTTTAAGTCCATATATTTCTGTTGGTATTCTTTTTTCTACTGCCATTTTTACTGCCTTATCTATGTTCCACCATAGACTTACAATATGTGGGTTAGAGTTTCTCCAAGCATTTACCAGGTCTTGCAGTTCTTCTTCCTGAACACCCATTTCTAAAGCACCCATAGCTTTTAACGCTCCAACAGAACCACCATACCCAAGTGCCAATTCTGCTATTTTGCCCTTTTGACGAAGGTGACCGTTTATGCCATTCTTCTCAACCGGTACTTTAAACATTTGACTTGCTGATGCACAGTAAATATCTCCACCCTTAGCAAAGACTCTTTCTCTCCATTTTTCCTTTGAAAGCCAAGCAATAACTCTTGCTTCAATAGCAGAGAAGTCTGCTACAATAAATTTATAATTCTCTTTTGGAATAAATGCAGTACGGATAAGCTGTGAAAGTGTATCCGGTACATCATCAAAAAGCATTTGTACAGCAGTATAGTCACCTTTCTTTACAAGCTCTCTTGCATTCTTCAAATCATCAAGGTGGTTCTGTGGTAGGTTTTGCATTTGAATAATTCTACCTGCCCAACGACCGGTTCTGTTTGCACCGTAAAACTGAAACATTCCTCTTGCTCTGTTATCACTACACACAGCATTTTCCATTGACTGATATTTCTTTACTGATGATTTAGCAAGCTTCTGTCTTAAGGTAAGCACCTTATTAATATTTTCCGGTACAGTTTTCATAAGCTCTGCAACTGCTTTTTTACCAAGTGTTTCTGTTTCTACACCATTATTTGAAAGCCAATTTTTCATTTGCAACACTGAGTTAGGGTTTTCAAGTTCGGTTATTTTTTTCAGTTCACTTACTAATTCAGTATGAGAAACACTGTCCATATTAATTGCATTTCTTACAAGGCACATATCAAGTGCCACACCTGTATCATTTATTATTTGGTCTTGATGATACTGTTCCCACACACTATCTGATATAGGAAACCTTGACAATCTATCCTTAATTGCCATTTCAGTTTCAACATCACGAATATTATATTTCTTAAATAATTCCCACTTTGCCTTATTATTACTAGGTAGGTTTCTAGTTCTATAACCATTTGCTTTTGTTGGTGTACAGCTTTGACAGAAGTATCTTATTAGGCTTTTTCCAACAGTTAATTTTTGCTTTCCCAAGCCTAAAACTTCACCAACACCTTCTAGTGACAATGGCAATCCTAAAACAGCAGACCACACCATTGAGCATTTCCACTGGTTTGGACTTAGGTACTTTCCATTTGGATAACCTAAAAACTTTGAAAGACATATCCGTTCAAAGCTTGCATTAAATGCCCATTTTGTGACTGAACTATCTGTTAGTGCATCAATAATTTCTTGTGGGACTTTCTCACCACTAGCAATATCAACCACCTTAACATCTGAATTATCCACACCATATGCAAACAGTAGAACCTGAAAATTAGGTGATTCACAATATCTGTACACACCTGTTTTAGGTAGGCTTTGGTCACTGTATGTTTCAATATCTATTGATAAATTTTTCATAAATCTCTCCATATAGGGAAAGGTGGCAAATTACTCTGCCACCTATATCCCTTATTTTTTATACCTTTAGCTTAAGAAGTCATCATCCTCTTCAACTGCAAAGTCAGACTCAGCACTAGCCTTGCCACCAAGTGGTTCACCATCTCTGATTTTTTGTAGGTTATTTAAACCACAAGCAATCCCCTTATTACCGGAACTGTTGAAAGCATAGAAGCTGATACTTGCTCTGCCATACACACCGGAATACACCTCTGAACGAGTCATAATTGGGTTACAGTTTGCATCTACAATACCAGGTGCAGTTACAGCGTTAGCATTGATGAAGTATGAGTTTTCATATGCAGGGTCTCCCGGTCTTTCCTTGTCACCATCACGAAGTGGTGTTTTGATTACTTCAAGGGAAGGGACAGTTCTGCCACTACCTCTCAGTTTGCTTTCGCCCTCTCTATATGCTGACTCAATAGCCTTATTGATTTTTTCCACAGTCTTTGTGTCAGACTTAGGAATAATAAGTGAAACACTGTACTTTGGTGTACCACCATTGATTGACTTAGGGTCCCACACATTAGCATATGACCAACGAGTATCCGGACCTGTAATTACCTTCAACGGATTAATAAATTGAGCTTTCTTTTTCATAATTAAATTTCCTCCTTAAAATCTTCTTTTGCTGTATTCATTTCTGGACGCTTATCATCCTCTGTAACTAATGTTGGCTTACCCTGTGGTCTTTCAACAAAGTCACCAAGCAGTTCATTAAATTTTTCTTTACCTAACATTTTTGTCATATTGGTTATACCCATAATCTTCTCGTCATATGGGTTATAACCGGCGTTTTTAACTACCTGTGCTACTGCACCTTCATCAGTGTATTTTCTATTTGACCGGCCTTTAACCACCTTCCAACCAGGCCACTGCTTACCTCTTACTGCCTGTTCAAGAGCAAAGTTTTTAACATCACTAGCCCAAGCTGTTAATTCATCAACCTTACTTAGAATATCCACAACTTCTTCATCAGTTAGAAGTGAGGACTTTCTAAATTCATATTGAGCCATTTCCATATTAACTCTTGCTCTTTCCTTACAATTAGATTTTGCTTTACAGAATTTACACCATTCACCACAACACAGTTCACCCTTTCCTTCAAATGCTAATTCTGCTTTAGCAGTAAGCTCATCATTTGCCCAATTTAGCAGATCAGCTTTATCCATTACAAATACACTTACATTTGAAAGTCTAGGTTGAAAGATTGTCATTTGCACCTTGCTAATGTCGTACAGACAATCAAAAAGCTCTAATGCACCTAGGGCATACAGCTTCATTTGTGGGTTATCCTCAGCAGACACCTCCACACCTTTTCCATGCTTATAGTCAACAATATTTAGGGTTTCATCAGCAATAATGATGCAGTCTGCTGTACCAAAGCCTTCCGGAACATACCTAGAGAAATCAACCCTCTGTTCCACCATTACTACTGGGTCAGAACAGGTTTCTTTTGCTTTCTCTACTAGCTCCAAAATGTATGTAGCATAGCCTTCAGCACACTCCTCTATTTCTGTGTTATAGAAATCTAGGTTTTCAGTAGGGTTTTCTGCTTCCATACCTAAGGCACTTCTTAACTTATATTCACAGAGCTCATGAGCAGATGTACCTTCCATAGCAAATGCACTTGCTTTATCCATATACCCCTCACTTAACCTAACTGAAGGTGGACAATGTAACCACCTATTAGCTGATGATGCAGACAGCACTGCGTGTTCACTAGGTGGCATTGTTAAGCTCCTCCGTATCCTTTAACAAGGCTTCGTAATTCTTTGAGTCAACCTCTGACAGCTTACTTGCACCGTACTTTTTGAGTAACTCTTTTATTTCTGCTGTAAAGCCATTTCGGGACTTTTCTGCAAGAACAGTTCTCACTTCTTCTAGAGTAAGTGCAGGTTTTGCTTCTTTCTTTTCTACAGCAGTAGAGTCATCAGAAATGAATTGGGAAGATAGCCACTCAGCAATTTCATTAATAGTAGTGGCTACACTGTGTAATTCTTGGATAGTCATATCCATATCGCTTATTTTGCTCATCCTTATTGTTTCCTTCCTTAGCTTGTCTTAGATTTGCAAGAATTGACATATTCCTTGCCATTCTTGCTGATACATAACTGATTGCATTAAGTGTGTCTATCACTTCAGTATCTATTCCGCCTGAATCAAAGTGTAATGGTTCCATCCGTTCACCTCCATAAATTAATTTGAAAGACTTTTTATGTGCCTTACAATTTACCTCTGGAGATAAAGAATAAAATTGAGTGGAATATTTTGAAAAAATTTTAATTTTTCTAATTAAATATTCTTAGATGGTTAGATAGAGATGATTATTCATATGTATTAGTCCCAAGAACCTTATATAGCTTTGTTCTAATTTTTCTTATTTGGTCAGCAAAAGTCCTTTGATTCCGACCTAAACGCCTTGCAATCTCTCTGTCGGAGATAGAAGTATCATCAATCCAGTATTTAATTATCTTGTCTGCATCAGGGTCAAGCTCTCTCAATTTTTTGAATAAATTTTCTAGTAATAATCTATCGTTTATAATTTGTTCCATAAGAATAGGGGAGGAGAGCTCTTCTGATTCAATAAGAGTACTTCCATCCTCTGTATTAGGGGCATCTAGGGAAAGAACCCCATACCCTAAATGATGTTCGCAGTTCTCACAATCACCATCACAAGCCCAGATGTATTTCTTAGGGCATTTACATCTGTGGTAATACTGTTCTTTCTTGCGGATACGAGTTGCTTCACGATAGAACTCTTTATATTGCTGTTCAGTGCAAGGAACCTTTTCCTTTAGAGAACGAATATAGATGAATTTTTGACTTTGATTTTCTTTGTTTGCCATTCGATTTTCTCCTTTCGGCATTTGAACCGAAGCGGAGATAACCGATATGGCTGCCAGTATTTTTCATAAGATGGTCACCGATAAGTAAGCGGATAACTCCGCTTACTTATCGGTGACCAGCTGTTCGTCAAGCTGGCACTCTATTTAATTTCGGGACATTTCCCACAACTACGAACGCACCACATGGCCATGAAAATGGTGAGCTGTTGGAAAGGTCAGACAGTTTAGTGTCTTATCTCGGACAGTAATATATGGTGAACAAAATATCCACCTATTTATATAATGAAAAAAATTATAAAAAATAATAAAAAATAATAAATTGTCGTATATTTAGGAATTATAGAAAACAAAAAAGCCCCCAACAGTTAGAACTGAAATAAGTTCTATACTGTCAGAGGCTTCAACAATACTGGTACACTCAACTGACCTACACCACGCTGACCTGGAGATGGAGTTACAAAGCTACACTCAACCATTCCGTCGTACGCTGAATTAAATTTTCATTAAGCCGATTGATAAGTATCAAATGATATATTCCTACGACCTTTTTCTTTTCTCACAACAAATGTTTTGCATTTACCACAAGAATATTTAACTGTATTTTCTTTATTTTTATAGCCCATCAGCAGATTGCCACAGTTGGGACAATAGCACTGATAAGGTATCCACTCATTACTCGTGACAGCTCCTCCTCATAATTATGTTCATAACATTTTCAGGTATTCTTTCGCCCATATTTATTACAGGCAATCTTTTAACTTTCTGTGTTGGTCGAACCCTAACAACATTTCTGCACTTTATACATTCCATACAACCATCTGTTTCGTCAAGATACAAACCTTTATTTACACAGCCACATATTGGGCATTTAACATCTTGCTTGCTCAAAAATAATACCTTCTTTCTAATAATTATCTTTCAACAGGGCCAACAGCACTTCCACATACTTTCCTTAGAAAGAGTGCTGTCTTGTGAAATTAATCGCTCTTCAAATGTTCTAATTTTAATTAGATAAACTAAATTACAAGCCCTAACCCCATAATTATACATCGTTTCAGGTTGTTACTTATTTGTAGATTTTACTCTAACTATTAGTTTTTATTTTCATTTTTGATTAATTAATCTGACAACAGAATTTAGTATTAATCATTGATGAATTTACTCTAACTATAAATTTCCACTTTTAAAAATAGAACATCTGTTCGATTACATTGTTATTGTAGCCCAACTTTATAATAAAGTCAATGTAAAATTTCAAAATAATCTATAAAATTTATCTTCTGTCCCATTATTGGGACTCTTCTCTATGTAAAAATATAATTTTTCGTTACTTTATTACAATTCTTTACTATTTAGTTACAATTCATATGTTAATTATTGACAATAATTTTAAATTATAATATAATAATTATGTATTTTAGCGTGTAATGTATTATATTCCTATTTATATACATTTTCGGAGGTAATTAAAATGGCTCCTAATAAAGATAAAAAGAATTTGTTTAATGAAGCAACTCGTGTGCAAATGCCTGCTATGGTGCATCTTACTAGACTAGGATATTCTTACTTTGGAAAGATAACTGAGAGTATGGCTAACAAAGTCTATGACCCAGACACTAATATTTTAATCGATGTATTCAAAGAACAGTTTTCAAGACTTAATCCTAAACATTCAGCTGAAGCTGACCAAGTCTTAAAATCGATTAGACAAGAATTAGATAATGATGATATTGGTCGCAGTTTTTATAATCGTTTATCGTCTGTATCTCCAATAAGATTGATTGATTTTGAAAATCCTAAAAATAATGCTTATCATTTTACTGCTGAATTTACTTGTAAACGTGACCAAGATGAATTTAGACCTGACATAACATTATTTATTAATGGTTTACCACTGGTTTTTGTTGAAGTTAAAAAGCCTAATAACCATGGTGGAATGGTAGCAGAAAGTAAAAGAATGAACAACCAAAGATTCCCTAATAAAAAATTTAGGCGATTTTTGAATATAACTCAGTTAATGATTTTTTCTAACAATATGGAATATGACACACTAGATGGGATTGTACCTGTACAAGGAGCTTTCTATTGTACAACAGCAAGAAAATCAGCACCCTTTAATTGCTTTAGAGAAGAAAATCCTAAAGATTTAAAGATTGCTCCCTATAATGCTGAATTTCCATATTTAGATATTGATTCAGAAGTTGAAAAGAAAATATTATCGGATTTTAATTGTCAAGTTATTCACAACTCACCTGAGTACCAGACTAATTTGGATACATATTCTCCTACAAATAGAATATTAACATCAATGTGTAGTCCGGAAAGATTATTGTTTATCTTGAAATATGGTATTACCTATGTTCATTTCCAAAAAGAAGTTGATGGTAAGATTGAATTTATAGACCAAAAACATATAATGCGTTATCAACAAATGTTTGCAGCATTAACAGTAAGAGAAAAAATCGATGAAGGGATTACATCCGGTATCATATGGCATACACAGGGTAGTGGTAAGACCGCTTTATCCTATAACCTTACTCATGTACTTTCTGATTATTATAGTAAACATAATAAGGTAGCAAAGTTTTACTTTATTGTTGACCGTCTTGACTTATTAAAACAAGCTACTGAAGAATTTGAAGCTCGCGGACTTGTTGTTAAAACAGCAAATTCTAGGTCTGAACTTATGGGGCAATTCCGTACACAGCAAGCACAGGAAAGTAATACAGGTAAACCTGAAATTACTGTGGTCAATATTCAACGCTTTGAAGAAGATAAACAAAAAGTTAATCTTCCTTCATATGCAACTAATTTACAAAGAGTTTTTATAATTGATGAAGCTCATAGAGGCTATAAACCGGAAGGTTCATTTTTAGCTAATCTTCTTGAGGCTGATAAAAATGCTATAAAAATAGCATTAACCGGTACACCTTTGTTGAAAGAAGAAAAAGAATCATGGAGAGTTTTTGGTGACTATATTCATACATACTACTATGATAAATCTATTATGGATGGATATACTTTAAAAATTATTCGTGAAGATATTGAAACACAGTACAAGAAAAAACTTTCTGAAATTTATGAAAAACTAGAAACTTTAGTTGAAAAGAAAGATGTAAAGAAAAATCTTATAGTTGAACATGATAATTATGTAAAAGAACTACTTAGATATATTATTACAGACCTTAAAAGATTTAGACAAATTAAAGGCGATAAGACACTTGGCGGTATGGTTATCTGTGAGACAAGTGAACAAGCAAGAAAATTATTTGCCTATTTTGATGAAATTCAAAATGAACTTAATAAAGATGCTTCCTTAAAAAGCAATCTTAAAGCCGGACTTATTCTTTATGATAGTGACGATAAAGAAACAAGAAGCTCTATTGTAAATGATTTCAAAAAGAACATGACTGTTGATATCCTTATTGTATTTAATATGTTACTAACAGGATTTGATGCTCCAAGATTAAAGCTCTTATATTTTGGCAGAAAATTGAAAGACCATAATCTTTTACAAGCTATTACAAGAGTGAATAGACCTTATAAAGATAACCGTTATGGATATGTTGTCGATTTTGCTGATATTAAGAGAAATTTTAACCAAACCAATGAAGCATACTTAAAAGAACTTAACCGTTTTAATGACCCTAACGAAGTTGGCAAGGGAAATGAAACTGATACATATAATCAGGTTATTGAAGAACCAGAAAAGATTATTGAACAAATACAAGAAGCACAACAAGTCCTTTTTAATTATACAACGGATAATGCTGAAGTATTTAGTTCTGAAATATCAGATATTGATGATAAACAAGAATTACTTAAGTTGAAAAAGGTACTTCTAGCTGTTCGAAACTGTTATAATTCAGTAAGGTCATTTGGTGATGATGAACTTAAGGAAACTTTTTCAAAAATGGATTTAACAAGGTTACCTTCTCTTATTTCTGAAGTTCAACATCATATTGATAACATAAATCAAAAAGAAATGTTTTCAAGTGATGATACCACTAAGTCGCTTGTAAATGAAGCAATGGAAGATATAACTTTTAACTTTAGTAAAATTAGTGAAGAAGAGTTAAAGATTGTTGGTGGCAAAGATGCAGTTACAGAAAAATTCAGGAGAACTGTTCGCGCATTTACTCAGAATATTGACCCTGAAGACCCAGAATATATAACTTTAGAGGAAGCTTTTAGGTTACGATTCAAACAACATGGTTTTACACCAAATAGTTTATCGGAGATTGAAGAGCAAGGAAGAGAGTTAGATGAAATAACAAAGAAACTGGAACAATTACAAAAGAAAAATTCTGTGCTATTAAGGAAGTATAAAGATGATGTGAAATTTGTGCGAGTTCATAAAAGAATTCGAGAAGAAAACATTGCACGAAAGACAAATAGCAAGAAACCGATTGTTTCAGAATCAGACCCTCAAATTATGGATGTTCTACTATCTATAAAGTCTGATATTGACCAAAAAGTGTATGACAGAAATGATATTTTAAAGAAAGATGCTTTCTTTGAACAAGCAGTTATGTCACAGGTAAAATTAGGTATTGATAAACTGGGGATTCCAAGTGCTCGTGAGGATAGACTATTTATAAAAAGTAGAATTGCAAAACAGTATCTTGACCAATACAATCAAACCTCTTCAATCGCATAAAGGAGAATAAAATGGCAGAAGTGAAAACAATTAAAGAAAAAACCGTAGAACTTATAGATTCTTTGAAAGCAACATGCCAGACTTATGGTATGGGAAATGACGGTAATGAGTATAAGATTATCACACAAGTATTTCTTTACAAATTTTTGAATGATAAGTTTGGTTATGAAGTAAAGAAATATTCTCAAGTGCTTAAGAGTGCAGAAAAATGGGAAATTGCTTATGCTGAAATGTCTGAAGATGATAGATTGGATATTCTTGATTCTTTACCACCAGAAATTCCACATCTATATCCTGAACATCTTATTGCAAATCTTTGGAATCAACAAGCTAAGGGAGATTTTGACTTAATTTTTGATAATACTATGTCAGATATAGCTGATAAAAATCTAGCGATTTTTTCAACTCAAACATCACAGAATACAAAAATCCCCTTATTTGAAAAGGTAACCATATATGTTACAGATGAAACTGAAAGAGCACCGTTTGCTCGTGCTTTAGTTGATAAGTTAGTTAATTTTTCTTTTGAAGAAGCATTTGAAAAGAATTATGATTTTTTCGCTGATATTTTTGAATATCTAATTAAAGATTATAATACAGCAGGCGGCGGTAAGTATGCAGAGTATTATACACCACACGCAATCGCAACAATTATGGCAAGGTTACTAGTTGGTGATGCTACTGATTTACATAATATAGAGTGTTACGACCCATCAGCCGGAACAGGTACTCTTTTAATGGCTTTAGCTCATCAAATTGGAGAAAATAAGTGTACGATTTTTGCTCAAGATATTTCACAACGAAGCAACAAAATGTTAAAGTTAAATCTTATCCTAAACGGTTTAGTATCTTCACTTGATCATGCTGTTCAGGGTGATACATTAGTTGCACCATACCATAAGAGTGATAACGAACAAGAATTAAGAACTTTTGATTTTATAGTTTCTAACCCGCCATTTAAAATGGATTTTTCAGATACAAGAGAAATATTAGCAGCTATGCCTTCAAGATTTTGGGCCGGTGTTCCTAAAGTTCCGGCAAAGAAAAAAGAGAGTATGGCTATTTATACATTGTTTATCCAGCATGTTCTTAATTCATTAAAATCAAATGGTAAAGGTGCTATTGTTGTTCCTACCGGTTTTATAACAGCAAAATCAGGTGTTGAGAAAAAAATATTACACCATATTGTCGATGAACATATAGTTTATGGCTGTGTTAGTATGCCATCTAATGTATTTGCTAACACCGGAACGAATGTTTCAGTATTATTCTTTGATAATTCAAGGAAAACAGATCAAGTAGTTTTAATTGATGCATCAAAACTTGGTGAAGAATACAAGGATGGCAACAACCAAAAGCGCAGACTTCGTGACTTTGAAATTGACAAAATTGTTGATACATTTCTTAATAAAGAAGCTGTTGATGATTTTTCAGTTGCTGTTACCTATGATGAGATAAAAGAAAAGAAATATTCCCTTTCTGCCGGACAGTATTTTGATGTAAAAATCGAATATGTTGAATTAACACAGGAAGAGTTTAATGCAAAAATGAAAGCCTATACAGAAAAGTTACAAGAGTATTTTGATGAAGGCGACAAACTAAAAACTGAAATTATGGAGCAGTTAAAGAAGGTAAAGTATGAGTAGTTTTCCAAAAGAGTTATGTATTCCAATTCGTTCTCCGCTTAACGAGATGGATACAGAGAAACAGACATTCGGTTGTCGGCAAGCAAATCCAGATATTTGTGGTTACTGTTATATTGAGGGTGTATGTGCTTTTGCGTCCAAAGACTCAATTTGTAAACATCCATCTGCTAAGTGGAAAAAAATATATTCAGAACTTAAGGAGGTTAATAAGTGAAGTATTACAAACTAAACGATTTGTGCACAGACATTGTTGACTGCCCTCATACAACGCCTGACTGGAAAAACGAAGGTATTCGAGTAGTTCGTAACTTTAATTTAAAGGATGGAAATCTTGATTTTACAGATGGATATTTTGTTGATGAAGCAACATATTTGGAAAGAACTAAAAGAGCGAAACCGGAAGAAGGAGATATTATAATTTCAAGAGAAGCTCCAATGGGCATGGTCGGTATTGTCCCCAAAGGATTAAAGTGTTGTTTAGGTCAAAGACTGGTTCTGCTAAAGGTTAATAAGAAAAAATGTGACCCGTATTATTTATTAAATACACTTATGTCAGATTTCGTTCAAACACAATTTAAACGTGCAGATGCAACCGGTTCTATTGTAAGTAATTTATGTATTCCAGATTTAAAAGAGATAATTATACCTGTTATTGAGAGTGGACAAGAAGATGTTGCACGATTACTTGAGATAATTAACAAAAAGCAGCTTATAAATAATGCGATAAACGATAATTTAGAGCATCAGTCACTGATGGTAGCCTGACCGTTCATTAGCATAGGAAGCAACCAATCACGAAGATTGATTAACTCGACAGTTTCATCTTTATTCTTCAATATGCTGACACGGATTTTATGCAGGAAGTTTTCATAATTCAATATGATTTTCTCGTCAGGGACAACAACATTCAGTATTGCCAAATTAGCCTCGCTGAGAGATGCTCTTGTTGAGGCCATACACGAATTATGGAGAAATTTATATATGCCATCACTACCTAAAAATGAACGTATGTATTCCCTGTAATTGGGATTGTGAACACAAATTTTTCCAAGAGCTACATTGAACGCACCCTCTATTCCGTATCGAACTGCACCAGCATCTCCGTATTTGTCCATAAGTATGTCAAAGCGGTCAACTATACTAAGATTTTTTGTTCGAGGAATATATGTTATGTGTGTATTGCTATCATAATCTCTGTTTTGAATGAAACGCACATAGCCCTCTTTTGGCTCATATACAAATTCACTTTTAGGTGGTTGACTATTGCTTTCCCAACTTACCAATTTGAGCAGTGGAACAACATTCCAGTTCTCTGGAATATTACGTTTTAATTGTTCATTCCAAACCATCTTACCACCAGATGAGCAGTATGGCTTACCGTTTTCGTCTGGAAAATCAAACTGAGTAAACCAATAATCGTAAAGCAACTTAGCTTGCTGCTCTAAATTATCGTTTATAGGAGGATTTATGTGATTTTATTTCATGGAACAACAATTAAAAGAGCCAAACAAATATTTGCTGACAAAAAGCTAAGAAAAAATATAAATCGTTTTTATACATATGAAAAAAATGGGGATGGAGCTACTACTGATGGTTATATATATTTGTCAAATGAAATTACATATTCACTTTACTATGCTGTAAATCACTGCGGTGTGGATAAATCTAATTGTGTTGTTATTTTTAAAATTGACATTCCAGAAAACAAATTACTGCCTGATTTTGATGAAATTAAAATGCAAGATCCAACAGGATATACAAGTGACAGGTATAGTGATAAATTAAAATGTAGTTTGTTAGAATATAAGGTATGTAGAGTAGCTGAAGACATACTTTTTGATAATTATGCTGTTCAGTATTTTATTTTTGACATTAAGAGTGATTTATATAGTAATGACTTGCTAGCTTTAGCAGGAAAAAATTATTGTGAAACAATAAATGAATACAATGAAAAGCAAAAACAATTTATAAAATCTATTCATTGGGAAAAAATATAAGATAAACTCCTATCAACGGCAGGAGAAAAATACAAGAACTGCCGTTGTTAATCGTTCTCTAAAACAAAAGGAGAACTAATTATGAAACAAGATTTAGTAACAGACATTATTCAAGGTATGATACCATATATAAATAATGCACAAACAGAACGATTACAGGAAGTTTTACAACATGCACTTTTTAATTATGATATTACAAAAGTGCATACTGAAGATGAAATTTCAGAACAAGATTTAGTAGAGTCATTTTTGTCTGCGAAGAGGATTGAAGGTTGTTCTGAAAAAACATTAAAATACTACAATGCAACGATACAATCGATGGTTAAAAGCATAGATAAGGGTATTAAATATATTGTAACCGACGATATTCGTTGTTACTTAACAAAGTATCAATCAGAACATAATTCAAGTAAGGTTACTATTGATAACATTAGAAGGATACTTTCTAGCTTTTTCACTTGGCTTGAAGATGAAGATTATATATTAAAAAGCCCTGTTAGACGAATACATAAAGTGAAAACAGGCACTATTATTAAAGAAACTTATTCTGATGAGTCGCTAGAACTTATGAGAGATAATTGTACGGAAATAAGAGATTTGGCTATTATTGATATGCTTGCGTCAACGGGAATGCGTATTGGTGAAATGGTACTTCTCAATCGTAATGATATTGATTTTAATGAGCGAGAATGTATTGTATTTGGTAAAGGTAATAAGGAAAGAATAGTGTATTTTGATGCTAGGACAAAAATTCATTTGCAAAATTATTTGCAAAGTAGAAAAGATGACAATCCGGCATTATTTGTGTCTCTTAAATTTCCTTATAACCGACTAACAATCGGAGGAATTGAAACTAGATTGCGTCAATTTGGAAGAAAGTTAGGCTTGAATAAAGTACATCCCCATAAGTTTAGAAGAACCCTTGCTACAATGGCAATAGATAAGGGCATGCCTATAGAGCAATTACAACAACTCTTAGGGCACAGAAGAATAGATACAACATTGCAATATGCAATGGTAAAGCAAAGTAATGTTAAATTAGCACATAGGAAGTATATCGGTTAG